TGATCCCACATTTATTGCAAGTATTTTCTCAGCTTCTACCGCTTCGCTCGGTTTATCCATCAAAGGTAATAGAAATAACAACAAAAAAGACGTTATAGTGGATAATAAGAACAATAATGTGGGTATTAAATGAAAAAACTGCTACTTATTGCCTGTTTTATGCTCCCTTCAGCCGCTTTTGCTGATATAACGCAGAAATTTACAACATCTGCACAGATCACAGTAGATATGCCATATAGCGTTACAAATAAACTTGGTACGACTTATTCATTATCAGGTAATAATATTACCCCATCTGTAACTAGCGGAGGATCTACAACGTCTGGGGCTATTGGTGGGTTAAATGTTGGATCATTGACTGATTCAGTGCCAGCTTTAATACAGACTGACAAGGCTATTACAAGTGCTGGCTCTGCATTTTCATTAACAGAATCACTAACAGTAGGTGATGCAACACCATCTGCTATAACACCATCATCAGGTATTTCCGCTTTACCTCATCTTGGAGGACAGACAACAGTAGGATCAGGCGGAACAGCGGGATCTTTAGGTATGACAAGTTTATCCAGTGGAGTTCATACTTGTACAGCAGGCGGCAGTGGTACAAGCTGTATAGGACAAACAACAGTAACGATTACCATTGATTAAATTTTGGCTGCTATTAATAATATTATTTCCTGTCAAAATCTTTGCAAACCCAGTTGTGCCTACCTTCCGTACAGGCAGTTCAAGCACAAATTCCACTTCCCAAAGTGTAGTAACAGAAAATATTACCAGCTATCAATACCGCACAGGATATTCAGTAAGTGTTTCTGGGCATAATATTGAAAGTAATGACATTAATGGATATATCAATTCTATCCCTACAGCAGAATCTACTCAAACAGTTAATGGTATTAATTTTTCATATACAAGTCCTAATCTGGAAGGTGTCCCAAGATGGAAAATAGTAAATTCTGGACAGCCCTTCTCTCTTGTAGAGTCAGTGATTGGCAGTGGAATCGACACAATAACAACAATAAATCGAACCATAAACACTACAACAACAACCACTGTAGAAACTACCTTTGGTCAGTAATTCTTGTAATACTTTGCCCTGCAAGGGTTTTGGCTAATACGACAGTGGCATCTCCAAGCAGTAATGCACAAGGAACTGTCAACAATAATGCAACGATGATAGCTCCGCAAAGCACACCAGTTTTTAGAATGTCTCAGGGTATTATATGTAGCTCTCCAAGTCTTACAATTACTCCTTACGTTACAGATGCTTGGTCTTTTAACACTCCTAAAGAAACAGTCACAAGACAAAATATTTATGATGAAGATACTGGCGAGATCAAATATGTACAGGAAACACCTAGATTTGAGAAAGAAAATTTTAATTTAAATTATGGAATATCTGCACAAATTACTGTTCCTTTAGGAAAAGCACCAGAATTATGTCTTAAAGCTACAGAGGTAAATATTAAAAATCAAGAACTGTTATATCAAAAAACCTTATTAGAAACTGCCATGTTTCGTTTAAAACTATGTGGTGAACAAGCTAATTTAGGTGTAACTTTCGTGGGCAAGTATGCAAGTATTTGTGAAGGGATAGAAGTAGCAATACCACCAAATCAAGTTATACCACATACACATGAATTAGAAATTAAGTAGATTTGTCTTTCTTCTTTGTCAAGTTTGAAATTTTTTTTATAGCATTTTTTATTAATGGTTTTATAGCATTGAGAATGAGAGGAGATGTCGCAGCGATAATACTAATGGTAGCCACATTAAGAGCAGCACTAGGAGAAGGAAGAAAAGAATCAACAAATGTGACTGATTCGTATTCCGCGATACATTCAATACCATCTGATCCTCTCCTATAAGATTTAATTCTTTCAGTGCGAGCCTCTGAAGTGTATTCTCCAATTCTACGATCATTTTTATCAGGGCAATCAGGAATTAAAGGTTCTTCATCTTTCTTTTTTGGTATTTCTGTCTTTGGTGGTTTGCCCTCTGGTAACTTTTCTTGCTCTGTTACTGGTGCTGTTTGTTCCGTAATAATTAAATTTTGTGCATCATAAATTAAAGGTGTAAATGATGGAAAAGGGCAATCAGTTATAACACCATTAGGATCATCTAATATAAGATTTCTGTTACCAGTATTTCTTGTGTCTCTATGGTAATAATTACAGCCTATGACATCAATATTTGAATGTTCGTAATTAGGTATATAAGTCTGAGGTAGATTTATTTCTGGAATTACTATTTCTGGTATAACAATCTCTGGTATTTCCATTAAAGAGGTAATGATTTACCAGTAGATGTTGGTAGTTTTTTATCAATCTGTGTTGGTAAAATTTCTGTCACTCTTTCCATAACTTCATTCATTACTCTTGTCTTAAATTGCTCTGAAGAAAAATACTTGTAAGCATAGACACCACCGCCTAACATTGACGTAGAAATAATAAAACTTAAAATAGATAATATTTGAGAGATTTTAGCCATGAGAGAAGCCTTTGCTAAAGCATTAGTACCTGTCACCATTATAACTTTTTGCTCTATATGTGCATTGGCTCCACTCTATGTATCATTGTCAATGATGACTAGAACTTATACTTCAAACCAACCTTAGTTCCGTAGCTGTTAGTATCGTCAGTCACTATAGAAAACTCTCCATATACATCAATATTTTTTGATGCAACTACATTACCACCTACTTTACCAGAAAAGTTTGTTTCTGAATCTGCACCATCTGGGTTGTTAAGATACGCACCACCTTGTATGTAGTAGCTACCAAAGGCATTACCATTCTCATAACCAAGATGTAAGTCAGTACCAGAACCAGTGTAATCCTTACCTGTATAAGAACCATTGTTCTCTACGTTTACATAAAAACCAGCGAACGCAGGTGTTGATAGTGCTGAAGCAGCAGCTATTGTTAGTACTTTTTTAAGCATTATTAAAAAGAATAAAGCTCAATAATAATCGTTTTTAAATTAAATTCAACTTTCGAGTGTTTCTGTTTGTGGTTCGTCCGTCTTATTTTGTTCATCAATCTGTTGTTGAAGTATCTTCATTGCACCTGTAGTCTCATGCAAAGCAACAACTAACTGTTCTCTTTCAACAGCTAATTGTGTAAGTTTTTCCTGTAAATTCATAAATTAGTAAAGTTTTTTACCATCAGTAATTGCTTTATCTATATCTGTAAAAGATTCAGATGTCCAAATAGAAGTCGTTCCATCTTCTTTCTTATAAGCCTTGATAATTTCAAGATGTTCTACATTACGCTTGATCTTGTCTTTGTATTCATCATCAGTTTCATCTGATGCCTTGGCGGTGTTGATAACAGTTACACTATCACCAGCAGCAGAAAAGATTGCTGCGATTTCATCTGCGGTTCTTTCTTCCATAATTAAAAATAGATTTGTTTACAGTTTACCCTGCTTCGAGGGCTGTAACTTTTGCTGATAATTCTTTTATAGCGTTTACAAGTATTGGTACTAATCTTTCATATTGAAGTCCATAATGCAATCCATCTGTTGACTTGCTTATTAATAAACGATTGTTTTCATCTGTGCTATATCCATTAGCTTTTTCTATTGTTTCAACTTCCTGTGCAATTAATCCAATTTCTGTCTTATCACTTTTTTTAGAACCATCAGGAGTAACACTTAAATCACTACTATAATTTGATCTCATATCCCATTTGTATGTTACTGGTCTAAGGGCATTTACAAAATCAAGACCTTTTGTAAAATCAGTTATATCTGTTTTATCACGTTCATCTGAAGTAGCAGTAAACGAAACCTTTATGTGTGCAGAAATGATACTATTATCGCCTAAAACGATTCGATTACTTTCAGTTGTATGATTCCCGTTTGGAGCATTAGTAGTTCCAGCTTCATGTCCAAGAAAAAGGTTGTTACTACCTGTTGTCAGATTTTTACCAGCTTCATGTCCTACACAAGTGTTCGTACTACCAGTTGTTATATTTAGTCCTGCGGATCTACCAACACAAGTGTCTTCTGATCCAGTTGTATTTAGTCCTAAAGCACCTGTACCTATAGCAGTGTTGTCACTAGCAGTTGTGTTTTGTCCTAAGCAATTTACACCAACTGCAGTATTATTTCCTCCTGTAGTATTAGAATCTAGAGCTAAAGCACCTACGGCTACGTTATTAGTTCCAGTTGTGTTTAGGGCTAGAGCATTTGATCCACATCCAGTATTAGATCCTCCTGTAGTTGCACTGTGCAAAACATTTTTTCCAATTCCTGTGTTATCAGAAGCAGTAGTTTGTTCGTCCATACAATTTCTACCAACCGCAACATTATTACTACCAGTAGTGCATGAAAGCAAAGCACTCATTCCAACGGCTACGTTTGAAGATCCAGTTGTGTTGGATACTAATGCACTACTACCAATAGCAGTATTGCTGTCTCCAGTTGTGTTAGAGCCCATTGCACCATTACCTATAGCCACATTATCAGAAGCAGTCGTATGACTTTCTAAAACACCTTGACCAATTCCTACATTTCTATCTCCTGTTGTAGCTACGTGCATTGCTCTTCTTCCTATAGCAGTATTTGATTGACCTGTTGTGTTGGATTCTAGAGCTTGATAACCTACAGCAGTGTTATTACCAGCTGTTGTATTTGCTTCTAATGCTTGAGAACCAACCGCTACGTTCTGCGTTCCAGTTGTGTTTGCTTCTAAGGCAAAAAATCCTACGGCTGTATTGTTATTAGCGGTTGTGTTTGAATCTAACGCATTACCACCCACAGCTACATTTTGACCTCCTTCAGTGTTGTTTTGTAATGCACCAGCACCAATACCAACATTGTTTTCACCATTTGTATTTGAGGTCAAAGAATTATAACCAACTGCTACATGAAAATTGCTTGTTGTACTAGCATCTAAAGCATTAGCACCCACAGCTACGTTAGCCGTTCCAGTTGTGTTTGCTGTTAATGAGTTATAACCTAGAGCAGTATTATTGCTTGCTGTAGTGTTTGCTGCTAACGCACCTCTACCTAAACCTGTATTGTTATCACCAGTTGTATTTGCAGTAAGGGATATTGAACCTAAAGCAGTATTAGAATTTCCTTCTGTATTAGCATCTAAAGTTCTTGGTCCAATCGCTGTGTTTTCAGTTCCAACGGTATTTGCTGCTAATGCAAGTCTACCAACCGCAGTGTTATTAGATGCTGTCGTATTTGCTGCTAATGCTTGAATACCAACAGCAACATTATTAGTTCCAGAGGTTAAAGCAGTTAAAGCCTCTTTACCTACTGCTGTATTATCTCCACCAGATACAGAGGCATCTAAAGCACCTTCTCCAAGAACAGTGTTACCAGCAACAGAGTTTGCTCCTTTACCAATATTTACAGAATTAATCGTTCCATCAACAGCAAAGGCTGGTCCACCAGCTAACGTAAATAAATTTATATGAGCATTATTTGCAGTATTTCTTAACTGCATAATACTTGATGTTGTATTAGCAAAAAATTGACTTGCGTAATTTGTACTTGGTGCGGATGATCCAGAATTATTACTTGAAATTGCTAATAAAGCATTATTTATATCAGCCCTGACGTTTGCTCCTGTGGAGTTATCTATAACATAATCGTGTTGTGCCATTTCCTAATCCAAAATTTTCTCTAAGTATATCCTAAACCAGTATTAACTACCACGTCCGAAACCTACGGCTGTAAAACTAAATGTTTTATCCTGTACAGCATTTCCAGCATTAAGAAACTTTATATTAAAACCAGTTCCACTAATATTTGTGAGTTCAAATCTTTCATTTGCTGACAAATCATTTGCAGTAATACCAATACTAGGCAATTGTGTGCCTGCTCCGACACTTGTTCCACTCTGACCTGTAAAGAATGTATGGTCGAAAGTTATATCAAGTCCTGATGATGATGTACCAGATGAAATATTTGATCTTTGTTCTGTTCTTCTCTCAAGCTCAGCTGTGTACCCTAGTTGGTCTATTTCTATTGATTGTGCAGGGTCGTCACTATCCATTTCACATCTGAATTTAAACCCACGACCGACATAGGTTCCATTTACAAAAGGATTAAATCTTGAAAAATTAGCTCCATAAGTACAAGCTGTTCCGCTTGATATGGTTGAACTCGTCGCTGAAGTAACTGTAAATGTACTTGAACTTGGAACTGAAATGATTTCATAATTTCCATCTGTTGCACTTCCAGCAGTAAAGTCAATTACAACAAAATCACCAACAGAATAACCATGAGAACTTTTTGTGATGGTAATAGTCGTACCACTTTGCCCATAAGTTGCTGAAACTGATGTGTCAGGGTCAATATCAGTAGTTGCGACTAACAATGATGCTCCAACATCAAATGCAGTAGCACCATCAAAATCTGTCCAAGTATCAATATTTGCAGTTCTTTTATCAATCAAATCATTAGGATAAAAACCCTGTGTAACAAAATGCCTTCTTAGTCTTAAAGGTTGTTTCCCTCCTAAATCCAAAGTATTTGCAAATTCATAAAAACCACCAGTAATATCAACAGCCCCTAAAAAATCAAAATCAGCAATAGCATCAAAATCTGTAACGTCATCTAATAGCTCAAGAGATCCAAGAACTAAACCATTTACTTCATCAGAGAAAAAACAATCTACTTTTGCACCACCAAAAGGAGGTGAGTCTGTATCCTCTCTATCTGTTAAAACTGTTAATTTAGGCAGAGGATCTGGGCTTGTAACTAAAACTGAAGTTTCACCAGCACTTAAACGGCCACCATCATCACGAAACTTTAAAATATATTCCCCTTCTACAATATTCGGAACAATCGACTCGCTGACATTACCACTCAATTCAGGTATTACATCAACAGCATTTGTAAAAGTTCCAGTACCATCTGTTAAGTTTGAGGCTCTCACTACCACGTTTCCACCATGCACCACATCTACACTGGTTGATTTGTCAAAACGTAATCTTACAAACTGGTCTGATATAGGTTCTATTCTTAAATTTTGTACATCTTCTGGCAGGGCAGTTTTACCAACAGTGGTGAATGTAGTTGTTGCTGGTGTTGTACTTGGCTTGCCTAATGCGTTATAACTAAAGACTCTTACTTCATAAGTGCCGTTTAAAGTTTCAAAGATTGTAAAATCAGATCTTGTAATACGTTCAGAGATAAAATTTTCATTTTGAAATCTATATTGAACCATATATTCAGTTACACCGCTAACAGGTTGCCATTGAATAAATAATTTACTAACAGCCCTGTTATTCAAAACCACTATCTGCTCTGTTCCTTGTAAGCTACTTGGTGCATCTTTCAGTGCAGTAAGTGTTGTTATTGTTCTTGCTGGCAATGCTGTGCCATCTTCTACAAATGCATATTTATTTGGATCATGAACAACAGCAACAATTTGATAATTTAGTAATTCTTGCTCTGTAACAGATACAACTCTAAAAGTCTGAAGCTCAACAGATGTATTTTCTATTACCCAAACGCTGTTTGCTTGTGGAACTGAACTAAATGCAGAATCTACAGTTATAGTTCCTCCTGACACGCTGCTTATTGTCTTAGTTTCCAAACTGCCGTCAGATAAAATCACAGATAATGTAGCTGAACCTGTTGTTGCCAAATCTGTATTATTTTGATCGTCAACAATAATTTGTGTTGTAGATACTCCTGTTTTTATTCTTCCTCCTCTTCTTACCCCTGCC